AACCATCTCAGGGTCATGGAACTAATTTACAATGTCCTGATAGTGAGGAGTATATTTATGAGATTTGCAAAGAGGTATTAGGGGATAAAATGATTTGGGATAGGGCGGAGAGATACGGCGCCGAGAATGAACATAGAAATGTAAAGTATAAATACTCAGCTGGATATGATTTGGTCCTAACAGTTGATTCAGATGAGGTTTATAAATCTGATGAGCTAGAGGATAGTTATGAGTATGCCTTTACTAATGAAGAGCGATTTTATGGCATTGATGGGTTTATAAATTTTTGGAGGTCTTTCAATCATGTTTGCTTAGATGGGTTTAGACCTATAAGATTGGAAAATTTGCATAGGCAGAACAATAAGCAAAACCTAAATTTAAAACAAACCATTTATCATTTTAGTACATGCCAGCCTGAGCCAATCATGAGGTATAAATATTTGGTGTTTGGTCATGCTAATGAAATTAAAAAAAATTGGCTAGATGATACGTTTTACGGATGGACTCCTGAGAACGATATTAAAGACCTACATTGCGTTTCTTACAATTTATGGAATACTATACCATTTGATAAAAACGAATTGCCTGAGAGCCTTAAAATGCATCAAAACTTTAATAAGGATTTAGTATGACAGATATGGATTACGCAAAAGAGATTAGAAAGCAATTAAACATATTAAACGAATTGATAAAAGAGGCTGAGGATAGCGGATTAGATATTACAATTTGGCAATATGGCAAGGGCGGAGATCATGAGTTAAATGTAAAGATTACCAAAACTGTTGAGCTATGAGATATGCCGCTATAATTGTTGATGATCGGGTTGAGATAGCTAACAAGGCCATTGATGAGCATGAGAAGTATTTGCCAAAGGATTGGGAAATTATTCATATTCAGCCTCCGTATGAGGGTGGTATTTATTCCCTAAGATCGCCGTTAAGCTATAACAATGTGTTAACTAATCCATCATTTTGGAGGGGTTGCATTTATGATAGGGTTTTAATATTTCAGCATGACTCAGGCTTATTAAAGTCAGGGATTGAGGAATTTTTAAAATGGAATTATATTGGTGCATGGATTGAAAAAATACCTGGTTGCATGAATGGAGGGTTAAGCATTAGAAATCCAAAATTAATGTATGATATTTGCGTAAATACACCTTACAGGGGTATGCAATTAGATGGGAATGAGGATATATACTTTTGTAATGAGATGCGTAAATTGGGGATTGAGTTGCCCAATAGGGAAACATGTAATAAATTTAGCGTAGAAACTGAATTTGAGTTTGGCTCATTAGGCTATCATGCAATTAGCAAGTATCATAAACAATATAAAAAAATATTAAAACAATATGAAGGCAGTAAGATTTTTATGTAATATGGTTGTAGCTGGGTTGGGTCTATTGGCTTTCAGCTTTTTAGTTTTAGCGGTTTTAGCATTGATTAAATATTTATGGTAAATCTTTACACATCGTTTTATCAGGATAAAGATGCTAAAAGGCAAAAGGAATTGTTATACTGCCTTAAACAAAATATCCAAAATCCGTTAATTGATAATATCTTTTTAATTGTTGAAGGAGATGTTAAGTTGCCAATATCTGGCAAATTGATAATTGTTAATGCTGAAAGGCCGACATATCATAACTTTTTTGATTTAGTTAATGATACTGTAAGGTCGGTAAATGATATATCCATAATTGCAAATAGTGATATTTATTTTAATGATACTTTGGCCCAGCTTGACATAAAGGAAAGGCAATGTATAGCGTTGAGCAGATGGGATAAGCGCAAAGATGGATTAAGGTTACACAATGAGAGGTTTAGCCAGGATACTTGGATATTTAAGGGCAAAATTAGAAATGTAAGGTTTTGTGATTTTTATTTAGGCATTCCAGGTTGTGATAATCGGATAGCGTATGAGTTAAATAGAGCAGGTTATAGGTTATTTAATCCGGCTAATAAAATACAATCAATCCATTATCATCAAACAGACTTACATAATTACGACCATAACACGCCAAAGATTCCTAAACCTTATTTATACATAAACATAATATGAAAATTCTATTAAGTCCAGGAATATATTTGCCTCATCAAAGGGCAGGCTCAGAGATTTGTTTGCACCGGATTTGCAAGTATTTAATGAGTAAAGGGCATGAGGTTAAGGCAGTAACTAGGTATCCTCAGGATTACAGTTATGAGGGCATAGATGTTTATGCGCAGGTTAAGGACTACAAAATATGTCACAATAATTTATGGGATTGGGCCGATTTAGTTTTTTGCCAGCTATCAGGCACTTACTATGCTATGAATAAACAAAGGCTAGTAAATAAAAAGATAATTAATTTCACTCATAACAATGCCGGCTATCCGCAGGTAGATATTCGTAAAAACGTTTATACTGTTTATAATACCGAGCAGGCAAAAAAAGAGTTAAACTATAAGCAGGAAACTTTTGTTTTGCATCCGCCGGTAGATTACCGAGATTTTAAGGATGTCGATACTAGCAAAGCGGAATATATCACGTTAATAAACCATAACGAAAACAAAGGCGGAAAGATATTAATTGAGATAGCTAAGCGGATGCCTAACCATAAATTCTTAGCGGTCCAGGGTGGTTATTACCCGCAGATTACAGATGCAAAGGTTAGAAATATTAAATACGTTGGAATTACTGAGGATATTAGGAAATATTTGGCAATGACTAAATTGCTGATTGCTCCGAGTGAATATGATAGCTATGGCATGGCTCAGGTAGAGGCTCTGTGTTGCAATATTCCTGTAATTGCATCAGATATACCAGGGTTTAGAGAAAGCCTTGCAGATAGCGCCGTTTACGTTCAGAGGAACAATATAGATGCTTGGGTTGAAGCGGTAACAAATAGTGACCAGTTATTTAAAGATAAAAAGCCAATTGAAAGGGCAAAGCAGTTAGATCCGATTAAGGATTTAGCCAAGTTTGAAAAATGGTTATTAAAAATTAGTAAATTAGCAACAAAATAATGGACAAGCCTTTTAAACAGAAAAAAGAATATGGATCAGTTAAACGTAGTAAGCCTAGATCAAGCGAAATTGTGGCTGAGAGTGGATTTAGATTACGATTACGAGGATACATTGATAACTGCATTGATAAAATCTGCGGTAAATCAAGTTGAGCAATACACCTTGCAGGTGTTATGGCAGAGGAGCATAACCGAGATTACGGACCGAAGCGGAAATTTAAAGATATACAACTATCCAATAATTGCGGTTGAGGATGTCGTTAATAAAGATTTTGAGGATGTTGATTTTGAGATTGAGGAAAGTCAATGGTACACTCATGTAATTACTGATCGAGCAGGGTTTAATACAGTCACTTATGTAGCTGGTTATGATTGGAATTATGATGGAGGCTCAGATGTACAGGATGATATTGAAACGGCTATAAAAGAAATGATTACCTATTTATACGAAAACAGGGATAATCCTAAAGAGGAGATGCCAAAGGTAGTTACTTATTTACTCGCGCCTTATAAGCGTATAACTTTATTTTAAATGAACCCAGGCAAGTTAGACAGGCGTATTACGTTTGGCGATTTTCTAAGCGTAGAAAACGAATTTCAGGATTATGTTATAACATTTGTACCTGAGCTGGTAACTTGGGCCAATGTAAAGCCTTCGGATGGTTCTAGGCAGTTGGAAGCCGGCGAGCAGGTAATAAATCAGACATACCGATTTACGATTAGATATCGCAGAGATTTTCAACCTACAAAGGACATGCGCATTGAGTATGGAGGGGATTATTTTACTATCCATTCGGTTAGGGATTTAGATGATCGCAGACGTTTTATAGAAATAATTGGAAGGGTAACAGATGAAAACTCAAAAGATTAATGTTAGTAAGTTATTAAAACAGATTGAATCATTTGGAGTAGATGCTGAAAGATCGGCAGTATCTATTACCAATGAAACTGCTAATAATATGGTTACTGATGCAAAGTTAAAAGCTCCAGTTGATATGAATCAATTACGTTTATCAATAGGTCATACAACTGCGAGGGTAGGCTATAACAAATCATTTTTTTTTGCTAATGCTCCTTATTCAGCTTATGTTGAATTTGGAACAGGTGGCCCAACTATAATACCTAAAGGATTTGATTATTTAGCATCTCCTTTTAAGGGCAAAGGTATTAGAAAAAGAGATTATGGCCCTAAGCCATTTTTTATACCGGCTTACTTACAAAACATACCTATTTATCAGAAAAGATTGAAAACTGCATTGGAAAGAGAAACCAAAAAATATAATGCAAAAAAATAATTATATTTGGTGAAATGAAAGATCCAAATTTATCAGTACTAAATGCTTATAAAGATGCACTAACTAATTTGATAGTTGGGGATGTTTCAATACCGGTTTATAGTAAATCAGCGCCGTTAAAAAATGTACCTAAAAAATATGTAATTTTGTCAAGTCAGACAAAGGCTCAAAATAAAACAAAGTGCGGTTATTGGTACGATTGCACAATGACAGTACAAATTGTTACAAGGTATCCAAATGGAACCGGAGATTTAAGCTTTGCTATGGTAATTGGTGAGGAGGTCGCAGAGATAATACAAGCAATAGGAATTGATTTTGTTGATTTTCATAATATTGAAACGATGCAAAACTTAAGTACAGAGGTAATTTTAGAAACAGATACGGAAAACGTATTTCAATACATATTAATTTTTAATCATAAACTAAACATAAACTAAAATGGCAGAAGAGCAATTTTATTCAGGTAGTTTATTCATGCTTTATATCCGCAATTCAGGAACCTGGAAGCCGGTGGCATGTTTAACCTCAAACGGCATATCAGAGTCTTGGGACTTTGCAGAAACAGTAACTAAATGTGATCCAGGCGTAACACGTAGAAAGCCTACGACTTACTCATACGAGATACCATTTGAAGGTGTATTTACAGATACAAGCGGAGCAGGTGGAGATACGGCTAAGGCATCATGGGATACTATTAAAGGTATTGCAAGAGCTAAGGAATTAACTGAGTATCAGATAGCATTATTGAGAACTGATGGAAGTGAGGAGCCTAATTTTGCACCTCAGTACGGAACGGCTTATTTTTCAGCTTTAGACATAACAGGAGCTGAGGGCGAGTTTATAACTTTCTCAGGAACCTTGTTAGGGGATGGAGATATATCTGAAACTGATCCATATCCTGGTTACTAATTTATGGAAGGTCATTTAACCTACAAAATCGGAGAAACGGATAAACAGTTTTTCTTTGGTAATTATGCGCTAGAGCAAACATTGGAGCATTTTGATGCTTCGGTATCTGATTTAAGCGAATTATTAGGAAAGCAGTTGTTACCATTTTTAAGGATGTTTATGTATCATGCCGCAGCGTATCCGATATTAAAAAAGGGCGAAGTTGTAGACTTTACTCCTTTTGATATTCACGAATGGATTGATACCGCAGGCGGATCAGGAGGGCAATTAATTATGGTTGTGTCTAAGGAGGTATTTAGAGTTTTAGGATTAAATACTGATGAGCAGGAGCCTGAACAAAAAAAAAGCGAAGTGAAAAGCTAAATTGGCGTAAAGATGTTTTAACATTTGCTTTTGGAGAGCTTGGCTTAATGCCTGATGACTTTTATGCCCTGACATGGAACCAATATATATTGACCTGTCAGGGTTTTTTTAATAGAGAAAAAAAGGAATGGGAGCGGATAGGTTGGGCGACATGGAACGGAATGCGAGTACATGTAAATAAGGGGATGCCAACTTATAAAAAATTCATGTCTTTTATATACCAAGATGAGGAGATAAAGGATATGGATAAAATTAAAGAGCAAATGAATAAGGCAATGGCTAAATATTTGGAAAATGCAAGGAATTGAGATACCTATTGGCGCGCCTTTAGGGCAATTAGATAAAGATTTAAAGAATGCAAGTAATCAAATTAGTAATTTTGCGACTACTACGGCTGGCAAATTTGCGCTGATTAATAAAACTAAATTTACGTTTGGTCAGAACTTTATTAGTGAGGTTGATAAATTAGCGGCTAAAGGTAAAGGATTAGGAGATAATTTATCAGGGCCTTTAGTAAAAGGATCAAATCAAGCTGCATTTGCATTGCAAAATTTAGGGAGAGTAGCTCAGGATGCTCCATTTGGTTTTATAGGTATTCAGAACAACTTAAATCCATTATTAGAATCTTTTCAAAGGTTAAAGGCTGAAACAGGTACAACAAGCGGAGCATTTAAAGCATTAGGTCAGTCATTAATTGGCCCAGCCGGATTAGGAATTGCATTATCGGTTGTGTCGGCCGGCATTTTATTTTATCAGCAATATCAGCAAAGGGCAAACCGAGAAACAGAGAAATCAAAAAAAACAAATGAGGATTATGCTGCAAGTTTAGAGGCCGTTAGCCGTATTCAGTTAGTTGGCGCTCAAAATTCAGTAAAAGAAATTACGGAATTAAAAAATTTATTTGATGCTTATGAAAATGCTAATTTACCATTATCTCAAAGGAAAGATGCTTACTCAGAATTACAAAAGCAATATCCATCTTATTTCGGCAATCTAAAATTTGAGGAGCAGGCTAGCGATAAAGTAAAAGCCGCTTATGATAAATTAAGTCAATCAATTATAGCAACAGGCAGAGCTAGAGCAGGTATTGATTTAATTACTAAAAATGAGCAAAAGAAATTAGAAAATGAGCAGAAAATAGTTGATTTACAAACAGAGGGAAATGTTTTATCTGTTAAAAAATCAGGCTTATTAAAAACATCAACTGAATTACAAAGAACATCAACAAGGGAAGGCGCCGGAGTTAGTCAATTAGTACAAGCAAACTCAGTACAGGGAGATATTAACGAAAATCTGAAAATACAAAATCAGATAAAAAACGAAAATAAAAAAATAGATGAGGATAATTTAAGAATTACTCAATCTATAAATGCTGAGGTTTTAAAAGGTGCTAAAATTACTGGAGATGTTGGCGGAGATAAAACAAAAGGAGGCTCAACAAGAGATGTAAAAACTGTTGCTGATGTATTAGCAAAATTAGATTTAGAATTAAATAAAATTAATAATGCGGTTGATGGCACTTTTGGCTCAGCAAATAAAGATAAAATTAAAGCATTTAAGGATGCAATTGATGGATTAACAGAGGTTAAAGCTGGGAAAGGAATAATTAAAGATATACAAAATCAGTTATTAAATATTAAACCTGTTGAGGAAAGCGCTATATTATTAGGAGTTAAGGTTGCAACTGCTTTAGGGGATGGCATTGCAAGTGCTGGGCCAGTAATTTCTCAAAACATAAATAAGCCTTTAAAACAAGGTTTAACGGACTGGCAATTATATGTAAATGAGTCTTTATTACCTCAGCTAGAAAACAACTTTAAAACTTTTTTTGATAATGTGTTAATGACTGGAAAGTTTTCATTTGATAGTTTAGGGAAAGCATTATTAAATACTTTATTATCAATAGTTGCAAGCGATGCAGCTAGGCAGGTTACTAACTTATTTAAGACTACAAAGGGAAGCGATTATACAGATCAAAAAGGCAAAGGCGGAAGTTTATTAGGGGGCATTTTTAGTCTTTTTGGTAAAGGCGGAGGTGGTGCTGGAAAGGTTGCTGAGTCAGCTGCGAATACAGGCGGAGTTGTAACAAAAGGACTTGGAGGTATTTTAGGAAAAGCATTGCCAATTGCAGGTATAGCAATAGGAGCGGCTAGTATATTAGGTTCTTTATTTAAAAAGAAAGACAAAGCTCCAATACCACAAACAAGCTCAGCAATTAGTACAAGCGCGGCCGGATCAGCTCAGGACTTTGGCGGAGGTCGGGTTGTATTTGAAATATCAGGTACTAACTTAATTGGAGTATTAAATAGAGCAGGCGCAAAATTAACTAGATTTGGATAATGGCATATTTTGAAAAGTATTTTTTTAGTTTTTATGCAGATAGGGATACTCGAATAGTTGGAGGCGTTCCGGATGAGTATGTTTGCAATATTTTGCAGTTAGATTACGCAGGTGAGCCGATTGAGATACAGGCCCAGCAAAATCCGATTCAGATAAACTACCAAAATACATCTAATTTAAAACTTGATCCTATAATGGGATCAGAGTGTACGTTAAATTTAATCGCAACTGAGGACTTTCAACTAGAGCAATTATATACCGAAAATGAGCGCGAGTTTATGATTGAGGTGTATAGAAATAGCGATTTAATTTGGACCGGTTTTATTATACCTGATGGATGTCAGGAGGCCTTTACTTTTGCGCCTTATGCCATATCAGTAAATGCGGTTGATGGATTAGGTTTATTAAAAAACCTTTCCTACGTGCAAAACGATGGCAATTTCTATTTAGGTAAGCAAAGTTTTATTGAGGTTATAAATGCCTGTTTGATCCGGTTAGATGCTCCTAGCTTAGTTTTAAATACTTGCGCAAATATTTATGACTCATCAATGACTCAGGGGGATGCCTTTGATCCTTTGGCTCAGGGGTTTGTCAATAGTGAACGTTATATAAAAGATGACCAATTTACTCCCATGAATTGTGAGGAGGTTTTAAAATCTATACTAGAGGAATGGACCGCCGTTATGGTTCAAAGTGAGGGGCAATGGTATATTTTTAGACCAACTGAATTAGCGCTAACCGGAGATTTAGTATTTAGGAAATATTTAGATGCTCAGAGGGTTTATGATCAGCCAACATTTACGGCGGATTTAGATGCTTTATTGGGTGGTGAAAGTGAGGGCATAATTGATGCTCCATATTTCCATATTAATACGGATCAATTAAAGATGATTGATAAACCTTATAAAAACGCTTCAATTTCATACAAATATGCTCAATTGCCTAATGCTATAATTAATCCATCTTTTGCAGATGCCTTTACTGACAATCCATTCTTTGATCCAATAGGTCCTAGAGATGACATTAGTATTCCTGAGTGGGATAGGTATGGTACTGTAATGGCAGGAATTAATCCAGGCGGAGGTATAATATTTTATAGCGAAAGTATTTTTAATGATGATAATTACTATGTAAATAGCAGTCAGTTATACTTTGAACAAGGGAGCAGATTAAAGCTATCAATTACTTATGAAAGTATTCCTGAGAATACGGCCGGACCGATGTATTTTGGTGTTGAGTTAGATGATGGAGCAGGGTCAATATTTTATTTGCAACCAGGCGATGGTAATAATGCTTGGAAGGCTACTTATACAGGAGGAACATTTTTTGTATTTACTAATATATTCTCAACAATTGGCCCATCTACTAGTTTTATAACTACTGAGCCGATGCCTTATGGAGGTACGATTACAATTAAAATTTATCCGCCTGATGGAAATGGGGATTTTATTTATAAAAGTATTGGTTTAACTCAGTTAGTAGTTGATGGAGATCCGATTGGAGAAATTCATACTGCAACACAAACTGGAAAATTTACATTTGTACCGCCAACTGTTGATGTATTTAATGGGGATAGTTTAAGTAGTACGTTTGTTGGAGCTATTTATGGTCCTGATGAGCTAACATTAACTGAAAATTGGAATAGGAGAGGGTTACCGGAGTCGGAATTAGCAATACCTTATTTTTCAAGCAAAGAATTTCTGAGGATAGCAGTTGAGGAAAAACAAAGGTTATATGCCGGTCCGTTTGTTCAGTTTGAGGGTTCCATATTTGGATACTTTAATCCGCTGACTAGATGGAGCATTAATTTAATAGATGGTTATTTTATGAATTTAAGCCTAAACTATGATTTGCAGCCTAATATTTGTAAAGCCGTTTTAGGTCGAATTATAAATGAGGAGATAGCAATGGATTATACATTAGTACCTGATTACGGCGAAACTACAAAAGTAACTATTAAAGCAACATGATGCTATTTATAAATGATATGCCGGTTGGATGTTTGAGTAGTGTAAGCCGTTCAGAGCAAATTAGCTTTATTGGAACGTGTAAGACTAGCGCAAATGGTGCGCAAACTCAGTTGGGGAGGTTGTACACATATTCAATACCTTTTGAGGGTGTTATGACTACAAGCAATGAGATAATCTCCTGGACCGGCTTAAAAGCGCTTGAAAGGATTAAGGTTAATTGGGAGATAGTTGGAGAGGATACTGAGGTTGGTCAGGGATTTATTGAGAATTTAGAAATAATCGGATCAGTAGGGGATTTTATAACTTTTAATGGGAGCATAACAGGCTATGACTAATTTAATGCTTTACATCAATGATTTGCCGGTTGGTTGCTTATTAAGCAATGGATTGAGCGAGTCTATTAGTTTTATTAAGACGTGCAAAAGTACTGAGGAGATGGGCCAAAAACAGTTGGGGCAATTGCATTCTTATTCGGTTAATTTTGAGGCGGTTTATTCCGTAGATTCAAGCGTAATCAGTTGGAATGAATTAAAAGA